TAGAGGCTTGTGTGGTTGCTGTAGAAGCTGAACCGCTTGCAGAGGTAGCTGAGTTAGATGCGTTAGTCGCTGAAGTACTAGCATTAGATGCTGATGTAGAAGCGTTGCTTGCTTGAGTAGAAGCAGTTGTGGCTGAACTAGAAGCAGCAGTAGCAGAGGCTTGAGCAGCGTCTGCATCAACTTGTACGTCAACAGCTAATTGACGAATTAATAGTGCTTCACTCGAGGAGTCTGCAACAGCATCTCCTGCACCCCCTGCACCACGATAGATAGACATTTAAACTTCCTCAGAAGTTGCTACAGTTTTCTTAGTGGTTTTTGCTACAGGTTTTACTTCTTCTTTTACTTCCTCATAAGCAGGATTATCACGAGTAGTTAGAATATCTACTTCGTGTTCAAAAGAAATAATGTTGCCAGAAATAATACATTTAAATTGAACCATATTGTACCTTTACAGTTTATTTTAAAACTCTTATGAGAGAGTACTAAAGTAAACTGCCCCAGCAGTTTCTACCGGGGCAGAGTCAATCAACTACTTATGCTGGAACAATCAAAGCAACTGAGCCATAGTCACGCAACTCTGAAACACCATAAAGTGTGTCAGCAGTGAACAATGTACCAAGGTACTCTTGTTTGTACTGAGTTTGTGAACGAACACCCATTTGCTCAACTAATACCATTGCATCTTTGTGAGCCATTAAGCAAGCACGAGCTGCAGTACTGCCAGAAGTTGTATCAGCATTGCTAGATACAAATACAGGCATACCATAAAGGTTACCGATTTCGCCGTTACGAATGGTGTTAGCAGAGCCAACTTCACCAACAAATGCTTGCTCAGTGTAACGAGACAAGCCCATCAATGTGTTACGGCTTGATGGAGGAATGATGAAGAAACGACCATCCATTGGAACATCGCTGTCATCCAAACGCTGGATAGCACGACGGATACCAGCATCAGTCAATGCAGAAGCGTTGTTAGAAGCAGCAACATACAATGTTGAACCATCACCACCGATGTAGCCTTTGGTGTAAGCTGCTGTGTTAGCACCAGCTTGAGCAACACGACCTAATTGGATAATGCTTGTGTCAACTTGCTTACCTAAAGCGTAGCCAGCGTCGTCTGTGTAGAACTGACGTAGTGAAGACAATGCTTGAGCTTCGACAATATCTTCAATCAAACGGCTGTACTCGTAGTGATTGTTGATAGATACTGTTACTTCTGATTCAGTTGCTGCAATCAATGTAACTTGTGAACCTGCAGTCTTTGAAGCTGCTGAACCACGAGTTGGAACAGGGATATGAACTGTATCGCCTTTTTTGCCTTTGAAAGACATCTTTTTAACAAGATTTGCTGCTACTAATGACTTCTTGTAAGCGGCTGCAATTTCGTCACTCCAGATTTCTGGGATGAACGTTGCTGCTGTTGTGACCGTTACGTTATCTGTACCTAATGCCATGATATATTTCCTTTAAATTATAAATTCTAAAATTACTTGACTCGTCCTTGGGCGTAAGCACTCATTATTTCATCTTGAAGTGCCATATAGCGGTCAGGGTCTGTCATTCTCAGTTTAATAAGGTCTGCTCTTCGATATACTTTTCTGCTGGTTTCACCAGAGCCACCAACATCGACTGTAGCTGCCTTCATTGCTTGTGCTTGAGCTTTGTTTTCAACTGCTGCTGTTTGAGTATTTTGATTCTGTTGTTTGACTTGTCTAAGTTCCTTGTAGGTACTCAACAATTCATCAGCAGATTCAAAATCGTATTCAGCGTCAGCTTTAGCAAACAGGTTTAAACGAATTGCAGAAGATTTAACCCAATCTTGGAATCCAGCGTCTGATGCGACGGTGGCAAAATCAGGATGTTTAGATGACAATTGTTGTGCCGTCTTCATCTTCTTCATTTCTAAAGCTGCTTGTCTAGCTTCAAGTACTGCAGGATGCTTCTCTACTTGTCTGTTGACCGCACTTGCTGGGTCGGCAAAAAAGTCGTCTTCAAGCGATTCTTCAATAGGGGCTGCTATTCTCTTGTTGGAATCGAGTTGCTGTTTTAATAACTGGTCTGCAAGACTTCGTACTTCGTGAACTTCATTTGCTTGACGTCCAATGAGCTTTTCAGCTTCTTGGTGCATCTTAGCAATATCAAGAGCAGATTTACCTTTGTACTTCTCCGGTAATTCTTCTATTGGTTCAGCTTTGACACCAGCCTCTTCAGTTTTTCCTGTAGTAGTGCTGTCAGGAACTGGGGTTGTAATGTCTTGTACTTCGTCTTGTTCGTTACTGTTAAACAGTTCGTTTTGTTCAATGAATTGTGCTGCCATTTTTAAAGTCTCCTGTCACCGTATCAAGTGATTTTAGGATTAATAATCTGAGGCTCTTACGAGGTGTCTCAGGAATTTTGTTTCTGCTCTAGTTTCTGTTTTTCAGCTCTATTTCTAGCCCACCTATCCGCCGCTGCAGAGAAGTTCCCTGAGAACGGTTCCAAATAAATGGTAGGAGTTGAAATCTGTCGTAAAGCAGTTTTACTGCAAGTCTCACACGATACTTCTGTTACCTCATAATTAACAAAGTGTTCGTGTAAGTGTCCCTCTTTGCAGAGGAAATCAAATACCCTAAGAGCCATCCGAATTATCTCCCGATAAGAGGGACTCATAGGTCTGTGATGAACTGTCTTTAAGGCTTAATAGCCACTGAAGAACATCTAACTGACCCTTCTTCATAAACAAATCATTTTCATTCTGTATTGCTGCTACTTTGTTGATACCATCGAAGAAGCCTTGAGCATCTTCAAGCAGGTCTTTCCAACCTTGGGTAGCCATCATCGAGAATCGTGCCTCGTAATAGGCTTGTAGTTTTTCGTCCATTCTTTGTCCTTTTGGAGAATGTAAGTGAGTGCTTACTTACTTATATAGCCGTATTTTACCACAGTTTTATTAAAAAGTCAATAGATTTCTTTACATTCTTGCGTTTTTTTGCATCTGTAATTCTACAATCTTGCCTTTGTTCTCAATATCTTTCTCTTTGAGCATCAAATCAGCAATCTTTGCACGTTGTTCAAACTGCATCTGTGCGTTATCGCCTTCAATATTGGTAGAAAGTGAACTAATAACCTTCGCTTTTAGCTCTTCAGGCAGTAATTGTGTCTCAACTACAGTCTTTTGTGCCTCTGCTTGGTCTCTTTGCGCTCTAGCTTGCAGCGATTGAGTGGTTGCTTGAGCCTGTTCCATCTGCATTTGCTCTGCCATCTGCTGTTTCTGCTGTGCTTGTGGGTCTGGCTGGCTCATTTGAGTCAATGCAGCTTCCATTTCAGCACGATTAGACAGGCTGGAGTTAGCAATAATACCTTTTAGGATGATAGGCAACACAGGAGTATTAGGTCCTAGTGTTTGTAACAAGCCAATAAGCTGTTGCTGTTCGTATTCACGAGCCATAATACCCAAAGTAGCGGTAGGAATGAACTTCATGTCTACAGAAGGATAACGCTCAGGGTCAAACTGCATATAACGGAAAGCAACCTTCTTAATCAACGGAACCATGAAGTCTTCTTGGAAGTTTGTCAGGGTACGCTTGTATTTCTTGATAATTCCAGACACAGCCATCGACATACCAGCGCCAGTAGAATCACGAGAAGCCTGTGATACCATGCCTTGGCTATCTAGAGTACCAGTTGCCATCAACAACATACGCTCAAACTCACGAGCAGTAGCTGCAGACTCAGGACTTGTGCTACCAAACTTGAATGGCATCATAATCTCTGCTGGATTACCATTTGTGAGGATAGCTTTACCGGGTTTAACTTCAAACTTAGCACCACGAGGTAAGCGAGTAGCGTCCATTGCAATCATTGGTGCAGTGGTTAGGGCTAAGCTGTCTAAATGGCTACGAAGCTGTGCATCAAGAGCCTTTTGCATATTGTAGGCTTTTTCAACTGTACCACGACCCCAGAAACGATTAGGAACTGTGTCGTCCTGATAAGCAACTACAGGACGGTCTTTCATCATGTAGGGGTTCTTCTCAGCCTTGAGAAGTAAACCATCATTAGCGATGACCACAATAGCCTCTACGAGGTCGCTGTAGTTGTCTGCAACTGAATCATCTGGGAATAGGTCAATTACCTCTTCTCCGTTGTTCTCAAGGTCTTCTAGGTACTCTCTAGGGACTAATCCGTAGTAAGTAAGGAGCTTAACCTTGTCATCTTGGAACTGAATCACTTCTTGAGTTACTTCTAAATCATCATCGTTTCCAGTAGGTCCAATGTCTACCTTGCGATAGATACCTTTTTCCATACCTTCCACGATTTTGTGGATAGAGACAAACTTCTCAATTGCACAACCCATTGCATCTTCAATCGAAGTAGCGTTAGGGTCAATCAAGAAGTTCTTAGGATTAACTGGATTTATTTTAACGCAGAAGTATTGTTTTTCAGTAACGCCATAAGCGGCTTGCTCTGAACCGGGGATTGCTTGAGTGGAAGGAACATACTCAGTATCAGTCTTGACAATGATTTCGCCAATACCTGTTCCATAAATCTCAGCCATCAATTCAACTTGGTCAACAGACTTACGAATCTTGTTAACAGTTAAGTCTTCCATGAGCAAAGCACGAAGAGCTTGGACATCCATTGGATTGCCGTTGTAATCCTTCAGGTCATCTTTGATGTCGAAGAACTCTCCGTTACCAAAGATAGCTTCCATGATTTCAGCGTGGCGAGTTTCTACCGCTTGCTGAGTAGCTGGACTAATTAGGCGACTACGCTCTGAATCACGAGTCTTATCTTCAGAAGCCCATTCACCTCTAAAGATTCTTTCGTATTCTTTCCAGTCTTCTAAAAAGTTCTGGTCACGACTGTCTCTCCAGCGGTCACAGTGTGCAACAACAAAAGCTGCTAGTTCTTTATCAGATGAAGAGGGTTCATCCCACATAGTGCCTTCGTTCATGTCCATATTCTCAGCCATTATATTCCTTAGTCTTCGGTTGAATCTTTAAAGGGTTCATCAATGTATTCTTCTTTTTCATTGGTAATAGGACCGCCAATGAGCCAAGCGTTGCAGGTGCGAGTATCCGCACACTTGAAATCAAACAGTTCACAAAAGCCTAAACCAGCAGACTCAACAACATCTTCTGCGTAGCTATCTTTTTCTGCGTCAATACCAGTACGAATACATTCCATCATTTGTGGGGTTTGGATAAAGGCAGAGCAGTTACCACAACGCATAGACTTAGCTTGTTTTACATCAGTCTGCCATTCGTTGGCTTTAGCGTTCCAGAAAGCACCATTAGGTTCATTTGGATTAGCAGGACCATAGCCTACATTCTTAAAAGCCCAGTCTCTGTTTTTTAGATTAGCTTTTACGTCTTGTGTTTCAATAGGACATTTCATATTAGTATCCGCTTATCACATCTAAAGTTTCCCACTCATCTCCGCCATCATCGACATCGAAAGAAGGTCTTACAAGTTGTTCAATGTAGGCTAGGGCATCGACAGTATCATCGTGTACGCCTTGCGTTGGAAACATCAATAACTCGTCTACAAATAAATCAAAGTCAGTTTCAGCATTAAGCACAATCCTGCCATGCTCAAAGTTACCCTGCAAAGCCCAAGTAACTCTATCTACTTTCTTTTTGTTGCCATGCGTTAATTCTTCGATGTGAGCGTAACAGTTCATTCTACGCATCGCATCCATCAAAGGATTCATAATTGCTTGTTTAGCGATTCCTCGCTCAATACCAACTGCGGTTGGTTGATACTCTTGAATGTTTTTAAGTATTCTTAGTGCCGTGTCTTCAGTAGACCACCTGCCACACTCAATCTTATCTACAAACCAAATATTGTTGTTATCTACTTTTACACACGCTATAGCCGTTTTGTCTAAGCGTTTGTTTGTCTGTTTCTTACCTAGTTCTTCAAATCCAGCACAGTCTACTGCGATGTACCATGAACCATCTTTAGGTTCTTCACCAAACTTAATCCACTCTTCTTTAAACAAATCAGAACCAGCATTGTTAAAGGAAGACATATACTCTTGATTAAAAGCAAAGGAGCTTAGTGTCCTCTTAGCAGCTTCAATCTCTTTAGGGTCAATCGTCTCGTTATCTGCAGTGGTAAAGTGCCAAGACTTCCAATCCTCATCTTCACCGCTTTGTCCTAACTGGAACCACTCATAAAAGTGATTACGACCAGAAGGGGTAGAAATAAACATGGCTCTACCCTTTTTATCTGACAACGCTGCACGAAGCACTCGTTCCCAAATCTCTGGCTTAATAAACGCAACCTCGTCCATTACTAAATACGACAAAGACACACCACGCAAAGAGTCTTGGTTATCAGCACCTCTAATGAGGATTTTCCTGCCGTTAACTAAAGTAATCTCTAAGTTGTTAATGTGAGCAGATTTGATAATCGGTCTGCCTAAGTCCATTAACAAGTCCCACATAATGGTACGAGCTTGTCCTAGTGTTGGTGCAACATACATCACACTAGAACCTTCAGGACAATTCAAACCTTCAATTAATAAAGTGATTGCAGATAATCGTGATTTACCACAACGACGACCAGCAGCAATAACTTTAAATCGAGTCTTATCCTTAAATACTGTTTGTTGCCAATTCAATAGTTTAAAATCAAGTGTTGTCATCAATATCTCTTATAACAACATCTGTTATATCGTTTTCAATTACTTCAGAAGATTCTATTGTAGGAGAACCTAGCGAAGTAATATTAATACTAATCTGCGGAGTACCACCACCACTCTTAGCCTCAAAGCTAGATAATGGTAATAATCGTTCTCCACAGAACTTGAGCATTGCACCCTGCGCTGGATGACCATCCGCCAATGCAGTCTCTATAATCTTTGTAATAACACTATCACCAGCAGTGGCTAGTAGTCTAGCTTTAAACTCCGCTATCCTAGCAGCGTCGCCGGGAGGTCTACCCAGTATGCCGGGATTCTTTTTCTTGGCGATAGCCGCCTTTGTGGGACGACCACGCTTTGGTTTACCATTTACCACTTCACGTCTTTTAATCTTCGGACGCTTTGGTTTTTCAACCACCAACACTTCGTTAGAAGACAAATC